GTCTCTAACCTGATCTGGGGTCACCAGCGGCCCTCGCTGGCGCCTTTAAGCCAGAAGATAAAAGCGACGATAGCTGCAACAAACCCCACACCGTACATCACCAGGTCACCCGTGTCCATGTGATTCCCCCAAATCTGCATTGTCGCCCTTTCGCTGCTCGGCCAGGGCCAAAAGTTGGGCCACGCGAGCGCTGCGTGTTGACTCATCGATCTGCAGGCTGCCATCGCTGTTGGTCATGTCCAACCCCTGCTTAAGCCCATATTTCTTGGGCGCCATGCGTTCGGCCAACCACCGTCGGGTTTCGATCTGGAGCTTGCGATGCCCCAGCATCTCGGCAGTCTTCACCTCCACGCTGCCATCAGCCTTCTGCGTGGTCTCGGTTCCCATCACTGGGTTGTTGCTGATGTCCAACATATCATCGACCAATTCGTCAATGCCGATGTCCTTCGCGCGCGTATATGCAAGAGAGAACCCGTCGATGTCATCAACTACCCACTTCACGATGGTCTCCCGCGCGATCCCAGTCTCGCGGCACACGGCGCGCAAAGATCCAGTCTTGGCGAGTAACTCGCAGACCTTTGCAGCCAATTTTGGTGTGTAAATGGATTTGCCCATAATTTGCATTCTCAATCGTTTGGTATATCCACGGACACAGGCACAAACCGCTCAATGATCTGGCTGCGGTTCCTGCCGGTGCATATCCAGCGAGCACATGACTTGCTCACATCGAACTTGGCGGCCAGCCAAGCGTAGCTGTAGCCCTGGTCACGCAGCTCCAGCATCATGTCTGCCTCTTTGTTGGTCAACTTTGCCAACGGGTGGTCCTGGCCAATCCTTTGGCCGAACTTGTTCACCGCCACCAAAATCGTCGCCATCTCACTCACCCCTAAACAGTTTCGGAAACCTCGCCCTGGCCATGGCCTGCACGGCCTCGATGGCCACCGTCCTTTGGAGCTGGTTCTTGATCTTGGACGCCCTGATCAAAGCAGCCCGAATGTCGAAAGGGAGTTGGTTTGAGACTGGCGCCTTTTTCATACGACCTCCACGGTTACCCAGGTTTTCCCAGGGTTGCACTTCTCCTGCTCATACCGCCATTGCACCCGCTGGTCAGCGTCATCAACTCCCATCCATGCGGCCAATTCATCGACGATGTGCTTAAACGCAGATGGCAAGTTGTCATGCGCGTCCAGCGTGCCACTGGAATGGCGCGTCAAGCAAACGATTGCAGGCAGTTGAGGGGTTGGTAGCCCAATGACTCCAAATCTCGTCTGAGCGCGTTGTAGCGCTTTCCTCTTTGCAGCCACCCTGAAATGCGCGTGTTTCCAGCCATCACCGGCAGTGGCGGAACCATGCGGCGAAGCCATAGCTGCTTGAGCTGCTCACCGTCTGCGTGCTTGGGCTCGGCGTCCAGGTTGCGATACCCGAGCAGCGTTGATTTCGGTATCTCGGTGCTTTCCGCGATCTTTTCCACACTCAGGCCGGTGCGGCGCAAATCCTCGATCACCTGCCACCAATTGATTCGGAAACCTTGGGTGAGTAGCTGCATAAATATCCTCCGTTAAAATGCGCGCGCGCGTATATTTGTTTTGCCAAATCGGTTATGGCATCCGTTCAGCTTCATGCGGGTGTCTCCCCTGCAAAATAAACCATAGGCAGCGGTTGCAGCCAGCTTGCTTTTACCGTCATTTCCTTTCCAAGTGGGTAAGCCTCTGCACGGTTTAACTCACGCACCCGCACGACTATTCCGTTTTCCATACTGATTACCTCTTGCTCTCCAAGGCGGTAAACATGGCCTTGCTTTGCTGTTTGGCAGTGAATCATTGCAAATCCTCAAATATCACATTCAATTCAGTTGCTGCATACGCTTCAACCTTATCTGAAAACTCGCTGAATTCTTGAGTATCTAAATCAGTGCTTGACTTTCCTATTACGTCACCATTAGGTAACTCAATTACACCGATAAACATTCTTTTGAATTGTTCATGCCAAGTTTCTGCTCTGAATAATCTACCGTTTACCGTCGCTTGCTTGCTAATTTGGCTCAATATCCCATTACCCCAATATCGTTTGTTCTGCGGTAATGTCCTTTTCCTCAGACCTACGGTTAGTGTCAGTCGCTTACCGTCTTGTAGCCATTGTTTAAGAAATGGGTAAAGCTCTGACTGGATCACGCTCCAGGCTTGCTGACGGTTGAAAAGTTCAAGCGTTAGCTGTTGCATGTTTTGCCATCAAAGCACGTTCAGTCATCTTTTCGCTGCGCCAGAATCCATCCTCACCTTCAAACATGCCGATTCCAGCCATTGCCGTGCGCGTCAGACACGTTCTTTTATTGTTTTGGTGCTCACCTACACGGTGCTTGTCAAAAGCGAACGTAGAGTTGAAATACTCACCGCACCCGGCGCACTGGTTGCGATCCCCGCGAAGTTCCTTCTTACCCATGTCTTTTCTCCAATCTTGATGCACGTTTATGAAACACTTGTTTTAATCTTTTCAAATAATCAATCGAGTAACTAACTAATTGATTCTGACTACGTAACCAATCAACCTTATCTTTTCCAATCTTTTCAATCAACCTTGGCTCATACTCACTCAGGTTTCCGCTTTTCCAGTTATTGCAGATACTGCAACTCTTATGTATATTCCAAAGATTGAAACGGATTGATGATGCAGCCCCTACGCTGCGAAAATGTGATCCATGCCACTGACCATCCCATGTCGCAGGTTTATCGCAACTCACACAACCTAAGTGAGAATCTCTAAGGCGAACGTATTTATTTACCGCTGTCTGCGCTTCCTTTAACCAGTCCGACCTCGACTTAAATTTTTCTCGCTTAACCTTATCCTCGCGCTTTTGTTTCAGCATTCCTGATTTGATAATCTTGTCTCGTGCTTTCAAAGCTACCTTAATTGCACAATCCACCCCGCATACTTTCTGGAATGGTTTGGTCGGTAGGAATATGCTTCGACATTCCTTGCAAGTTTTCCATTTGAATCGCGTCTTTGAGTCCTTGGTTAATTTCGAGCCAAGGTAGGAGCTGGTTGTAGTAACTTGCTTGCCTTCTAGCTTCGTCAACATCACAACCCCTCCACTTCAGGATACTTTCTATCAAGCGATCCCGTAATGTCTCCGGTGATAATGAGGGCTTGGGTAATGATTGATTCTTGGTAGTTTCTGACACCTGATCTCCAAAGATTCAGTATTTCATGGGCTAGGTCTTTGGTCATGCGACCTCCAGCATCTTTTTAGCCATATCAGCTAATGCGTCAAATGCATGGAAACTAACCGCAGTTTTCCCGCCTTGATTACCGCCACGGTAAACAATCCTTGCCTTTTGAATGTCACCGACTACGGCAGGTTTTGGTAATGGAATGCCATGCTTTTCATATTCATGGTCTGGTGATCTGTCGCCAATCAATCGGCGCTGGTATTCAAATTCGCCCCGGCCCGTGTAGGCTTTGTGTGATTGGCAAAACCTGTGCTGCAAGTAGCTGATTTCCTCGACCTGACTTCTGCACATCTTTACCCACCCACCGCAGTCCTCGATAGCTGCGTGAATCGCCGGGTCATCAAACACGACATCGGTGTAAGCCCCAACGCTTCCCATCGCATCGTGTACTTTTCCCCATGCCAGTGCCGCCCTATCGGTTACGGTTCCAGACAAGACCCGAACAATGTCTGCGACTTTTGGAGCAAAAATACCTCTTTCTGCGTCGGTTGCGTGTGCATTAAAAGCTCGTTTAACCTGTTCAAATTCAAAGTTCTGGCAAGAATTCCAAAACAACTGAATCGTGAAATCGCTGCAATCTTTTCCGTAGTAGTCAAAAACTGCGGTAATCATTTCAGCGAATCTGTATTTTTCATCTGAATTCATTAGATTGCTCCAGCCATGATTTCACCATCAGCCCAACGCTGGCCAACTGCCCTATTCCTTGATTCGAGTGCTTCCTGCTTGTTTGGATTTGATGTTCTGCCGGTCTTAGCGTTCCTGCACCAGTTCCTCCAAGTGGCGTGCCAATCGGTCTTGACGCCTTTTTGTCCAGGTTGTGAATTCCAGTAGTCACGGAATTTACTGGCTTCATCAACCGGGTTATGAATCCCTTGTTCAGCAGCAAAATCAAAATTAGGCTGAAAGTTTTTTGGCAAGCGGGTACCGCGTGCTGTCTGCGTTCTCTCAACAATGGTTAATGGTTTATGTTTAATGGTTAATGGTTCTTGGTTTATGTTTGGTTGAACGTCCGTTGAACACTCGTTGAACGGCTGTTGAACGTCCGTTGAACTAGCGTTAATCCTACGTTTAGCGGAAGCCTTACCAGCGTTGGACGCCTGTTCTATTTTTGCCTTAAATTGTGCAATTTCAGCATCAGCACGTTTGTTGACCCATCCACCATCGTCACTGACTTCTTGGTCTAAACAATCAAAGAACTCAAGCAAAACCATCTCAACATCGTTTAAAAAATCAGACATTCCGATCTTTCTTGCACATGCTTCAATGCTGTTTGGCAGTGGTTTTTCGTGAAGGTAGTACCAATCCAGAAGCCTACGATATGCCAAGTCCTCCATCAATGAAAGATGGCGAGTGTGACTGGCGTAGTCACCTATGTTAAGCTGGTAATAGTGCATTAGTAGCTTCGCGTAACTTCCTGAAAAGAATCACCGGAAAGTGGGAAGTTCACTTTGTCGCTTGGCTCATGACTTCCAAGCTATCCGGGTTCGTGCTGTGATTTTATCACCAATCGTTGCGCGTCATGCAGCTTCTAAATCTGTAACGCTGAATAACCCTTCCTGAGCCGTTTCAGCATCTTCAATGTTCTGGCAAGCTAACTCGTAATACTGCGGCTTCAATTCAGTTCCGACAAACCTGCGGCCCATCTTCACGGCGCAATATCCCTCCGAGCCGATACCAGTAAACGGACTGAATATCAAATCCCCCTTGTTTGTCCAAAGGTGAATGCAGCGCTCAATCACGTCCAGCTGCAGCGGACACATATGCTTCTCGTCGTTTTCATCACGGGCAGGGAGTTTGTTTAACGTCCGGCCCTGATTGATGTCAGTCCAGATTGGGCTTGCGTACCGTTGCCACATCGCCACGGGAAGGTCATCACCGTGTGTTACACGCGTCTCACAATCACCCGGCTTACGCATAGTCACAACGTAGTCAGGAAGCCCCATGCGGCTCATGGTGCTGTTTTCTCGAATGGTCTTGTGGAGCAGCCCCAATGCCTTTGTGCGCTGCATAGCCACTACTGGGTCTTTCCAGATTGCCACTTCTGAGTGATAGATAAACCCGGCATCCTGAAACGCTCGAATCAAGTCTCCTCGGAAGTCTCGTAAACCGATAAACCCTTGGCGCATCTTGGTTGTCGGGAGATTCATGCAATGAAAAGAAACATTGCGTCCAGGCTTCAAAACCCTGAACAGTTCAGAAATCAAGAATCTAAGCTGAGTGACAAACTCCTCGTCACCCTTGCAATTGCCCATGTCGTGATCTGAGTTTGAGTAAACAAATAAGTCAGCAAATGGAGGGGAAAACACGGAATAGTCGATGCTGTTCGACTCCATGCGACGGGTGTGCTTGACGCAATCTCCAAGATAAACCGTGAAATTCTCTGATTTGTAAACATCCTCACGGTATTCGTCCACCACGTTCACTTGCCCGGCGAGTTCGTTGTTCATAATGTCTTTCATGTGTTCAATCATGTTGGCGCTCATCTCGTTGTGCTGGAGTTCTTTGCGCTTGATGTTGGCGAGGATCTGGCCTTCGTTTTCTGCGGTGAAAATGTGGACTTGGACATTGCGCTTTTGTCCGAACCGATAGCACCTGCGAACAGCTTGGTAAAACTTCTCGAATGAGTCATCCAAACCAACGAATGCAATCCTGGCGCAGTGCTGCCAATTCATGCCATAGCCGCAAATCTTTGGCTTGCTGGCAAGGACGCGCAATTCACCGTGAGTAAATGCCATCATGTTTTTGGTCTTTGATTCAGCAGAATCAGACCCTTGGACATTGATGCAGTCTTTGATGATTGATTCGATCAAATCTGCTTCATCGTTCAAGTGAGTCCAAATCAGCCAAGGCTCATCAGGCTCTGCGTTGACAATCTCAGCCAATGCCCTACATCTGGCTTCGATCGAGTCACGTTGCGCTTTCCTGCGCTCCAGCATGGTCAAGGCAGGACGGGCGAATAACTCATCTCCAAGCTGCTCGGTTTCGACGACGTGCTCGTGGTATTGAAGTGGGGGAAGTTCGTACTGAGAGCCATCAAATCCAAGGTCTGACGGGTTTCTAAGGACAACACACCATGACCCCATCCATTGCCAGAACTTCGATGCACCCCACCCCTTGAGTCGCCATGTCCCCGTGTCCCCGGTGTCGTTAACAAAGTAAGTCGCCAGCATTTCAGTGCGGGTCATCACGCCGAGAAACTCGCACTGGTTTCCAAGTTCTTCAAAGTCGTTCACCATCTTCAAGCATGATGGCCACAAACGCACGAACTGGATTGGCCTGCATGCTATTTTCTGGCGGCATACCTTCAATCAAAACTTGCCTGCTCTCAGTTGGATCAATGTCCAAATAGGTCACTTGCACGGACCGAATTAAATCCCCGGCTTGGTCAATCCGGTATTTCTGAGCAGCCAATGTGTCATCCCACTCAAAATAGCGGTGCAGTGGGCTTCTTGTGCTTTTGGCATCGGACAGAACTAACTCGGGCGTGAGGGCGGCGGCTTTTTTTCTGAGAGCTTCAAGCCTTTCCCCGACAGCCTGAGCACTGCCAGTCAACCGGCACCCATTCCTAAATTGAAAAATTGTTTGCATTGTTTTTACTCCACGTGAAACATGCCAAAGCTTCCGTCGCGTTGTGGCCTCCACTCACCAACACCTACGGCAAACCCCGCCGTGTTGAACAAGTTGGCAATTTGCTCGGCGCTCAAGACGTTTTCGTTGTGGCGTAGTGTGATGTCTGCCGACCAGGTGCGAAACTCGCCGCGGTATCTGATGTCGGCCGTGCCCATTGAAATGCGAACCATGTCTTCGCGTGGCGTCGGATCGCCTTGGATCTTCACCAGGTCACCCATGATGTGAAAGGCTCCGCGCGCCTCGACCTTGGTAACGCCTGCAATGGACGAACATGCATCTACGGCCGCATTCTTGAATGCTACGGCAGGGAAGCCATAACCACCATCGGGGTGCTTGTACAAGGACTGTTCGTAGTCTTCCTGCGGGTCTTTTGCAGACTTGGCTTGCTGGGCAATCTTCATTTGCTTTTCAAGCATCTGGCGCTTGGCCTTTTCGGACCATGCATGGCAGATTAGCGCGCTGTCTCCTACCAAGCGAAGTTTGATTGTCTTGATGCTCAAGCGGGGCAGGGTGATTGTTTGGTCTGCCGGCTTCTTGGGTGTTGTCATGTAGTTCTCCGGTTAGGTTTGAGATGGGTCAGCCAAGAGGTACGCCATGGCGGCGCGCTTGAGACGCTGCTTGGCGTTGTTTTGGCTGGCCAGTGCTTTCCTGTACGCTTGGAACTGGGGTTTGGTGTCAGACATCATTTCAGCCCAGTCGTTTGTTTCTCGTTCAACGCGGTCAATGCCATGGTCATCTTTCCACTTGGCGTAGGCCGCATGAAGATCCGCTTTGGCGTTTGACACGGCGCGCTGATGCCGCTGGTGGTCAACGGCTTTTTCTCCAATGCTTAGCAATTGGCTGATAACCTTCATGTTTGCGGCAATTGCCATACCTCTGTTGACATCCATGTTGCCATCGCGCAAAGAAACAATGGTGTCAAGAATAAGGCGTCGTGTGTCGCCAAAAGTCATAAGTTGGTTAGCTTCCATTTGATTTCTCCTTTAATATGGATTTGATTCGCATTGATGCGCGTTTGAAAAAAAGTGAGTACCTCTTCATGTCAATCATTTCTGGTGTGATTTGCTTGAAATCAATCCCGCTTGAAATAAGCACCTTACGGACATGAGCATCCGTAAGAAGCTCTCTATCCATGATTCGCTTAACTCTCTGTTTTTCGTGTGTATTTGGGTCAACCTTTGGCAGTTTGTGAAAGCATGTTGAGCACAGCATGTGTTTTACATTGAAGCAGTATTTAGGACTCACTGACCCGCAAGATTTGCAGGTTAGTCTTGTGATTTCATACTTCAACTTTCTTATCTCCCAGAAGCCCGGTTCATAGCTTTTCTAGCCTCACGTTCTGCGGATCTGCGTTGCTCTCTATTTCTAACCACGATCTCAACGAAAGTTGTTTCGCCCGACCCCTGCGAACTGCCCACGACACTATGGCGTGTTGAAAGTCAAACAAATGCTCATTCAAATCACCCGGCGTGTGGCCTGTGGCTATTTCAGAGCGTCGTTTGCTTTTTACAAACTTCTCGTAATCATCTAGAATCAAATCACTCATTACTAACCTTTCTTTAGTGGTGGTAGAAGGCCCACATCAGTTCGAGCTGGTGTGGGTTTTTGCTTTTGTGAACGTCCTCTTGTACTCGCGTTCAATGAACTTCGCTAGCCAGTTTCGGCCTTTGTGATGTGTCATCAGCTCTCGGAGCTTGTCCCAGTGCTGCAACTCAAGGCGTATGCCGCCGACTTTGGTGATTGGTTTGATTTTCATGCCGCATTATTGCATGATACGTGATACATGAAGCAAATTGATTTTTTCTATCAACTTTGATTTGCGATAGAAATTATTGTGTTGCATGGTCTGATTTAGTGATACAGTCACTACATCGAAAGCGTGAAACACAAACCAACTAGGACAACACCATGAAGTACCAATTCCCGCCAGCAGACTTTGAGTTCACCAAGTTCATTGGTGTGGGCCACGAGCTTTGCACTGTTGGTTACTGCGTTGACGAAGACCTGATCCATGAAGTCCGGGTGACAAATTCGGAAGGTTACGAGGTGTCTAGCTACATGAGCGATGCGGATTGGGCAGAGCTTGACCTTGATTGCTACACCGACCAATTGAATCGTGCAAAGGCAGAGGCTTATGAGCTTGTCTTGGATCGTGGTGAGCAAAACGCCTTTGACCGAATGTTTGCTCAAGACCTGTCCAACCTTGCAAGTCTTTCTATTCGGAGTGCCGTATGACCATTATCGGAACCAAAGGCATGAAGCTGCACCCTGACTATGAAGTTGGCAAAGCTGAATACAAAGAAGGCTACAGGGACGCTATCAACTTTGAACCAATCAAATCTAACCCTCGTTTCATGTATTCCGCTGGATACGAACAAGGCTTAGAAGACTTAGGAAATGAGGAGCAATCAAATGACAACGAATAACTACCCGATGCACATCAGAGAAGCAATCCCTTTTTACAAGGCTTGGTTTGATCGCCCTGTTTACAAGGCTCAGTGCAAGACTTGGCAAGTGGCGAAAGAACTTGGCCTTTGCTCTTTGAACATCAGAAGCATTCCCGGCCAGCGCGACAAATACACGCAAGTTGCACGGGATTTCATTGCTAGTTCTGTTCGCATGAAACGGTTTGCTGATCGCAACCTTGGCACTGGAGAAGCAGCATGACTGCCAAAGAAGTCTTCCAAAGGTCGAATTACGCCTGTGCAGTTCAACGCACACGCACCGATTCAAAGCTGTTTGACATTGCCCTAGCTGTGTCGATTGGTCTTGCTTTGTGTGGCCTTGTTTTGGAGTGGTGGCTATGAAAGCACAACAAGTTAGCTGTGAAGTTATCCGTGTCCAAGAGGAACAGTTCGGTATGAACCTGTGGATATTGGTTGAGGAAGGTGGTGGGCCAGGGCAGAACTGGTGCGCCTATGTTGAAGGTCATCCAAACGGAACCAGAGGCTACGGCTGGACGGTAGACGATGCCATTGACGATCTATTGATTCAAAGGGAGCAGGAATGAAAGTAATCACAGGATTCATTCAGCTTTACAGGCTGTACAGAAAGCACCACGGGCGCAGCTACTCACTGCGTAGGGCTTGGGACATATCAATAACTGGACTACCGTTTTAAGGGGAAATCATGAGCGAAATATTCAAAGCCTTAGCCAAGGCACAAAAGAACTTTGAAGCGGCCTTAAAGGGCGCACAGAACCCGCACTTCCGCAGCAAGTATGCCGACCTTAGCAATTGTGTTGATGCTGTCAGAGGCCCGCTAAACGATTGCGGAATCTTTGTGACGCAGACCATTGAATCTGTGGAATCTGGCGTACTGATTGAGACTGTGTTTGCCCATGAGTCAGGAGAAACTTATCAAGGCGGAAAGCTGTTCATGCCAGTGTCAAAGCATG